ACTTGACATTAATTGATCACTGTGGTATTATTACAACATGAGATATTCACTTACAATATTTAAAAACACATTCGACAACCAGACCCATCGGGGAATGGAGATCGAATCGTGGGAACAGTTTGAAGAACTACTATATCATATGTTTGGTAAGGAGGGTAGAAAAGGTGGTCGAGATTCTTCTGTGCTTATTAGTCCTGCTCGTTATTTTCCCGATACTACGAGGAGTAATAAGAATGTTGATTTATGGGGTGGTTGGGGTGCTCTTGATGTTGATGATTTTGTACTATCTGGTGATTCCAGTATTAGTGCTTGCCAGCGCCTAAAAGAGCAACTTGCAGAGAAGTATGGTCGGTTTCATTATGTCTGTTACAATACTGCATCGTCAACCGAGGAACAACCCAAGTTTCGTTTGGTGTTCCCACTGACACGACAGGTTCGTAGCAAGGAACTGCAACACTTCTGGTTCTCTATGAACAAACAGTTTGATGGACTAGGTGACAAGCAGACCAAAGATATTTCTCGGATGTACTATGTCCCTGCACAGTATCCGAATGCGTATAGTTTCATGTTCATCAACAAGGGTGTACACCTTGATCCAGATATGTTGATGAACAAACACGCATATGTAGAACCGCAAGGCAAGACCTTCATGGATAGGTTACCACCAGAATTACAAAAAGCAGTGATAGAACACCGCAAAAATTCTCTAAATAATACTGACATCACATGGACATCGTATCGTGACTGCCCATTCTTCCCTCGTAAGTTGGAGAACGAGTATCGTGCAATTACTGGTACAGGTTGGTATCACAAGATGTATCAGATTATGATTGCGGTTGCAGGAAACGCAGTATCCAAAGGTTATCCTATCTCTGCCAATCAGATTGCACAGATGTGTACTCAGTTGGATATGGAGACTGGTAACTGGTATGAGAACAGACCTTTGAACAAAGAAGCAGATCGTGCACTAGAATATATTTACAGGAACGGTTGATGCAAGTACAAACTTTTTTGACCTTTCCTACTGTGATTTCACAGTCTAAACATCATGTGTCCAAGGAAGAGAAGGATGCATGGTTTAACTTGTATCTAAAACATTCTAATCAGAGAGGACAGTCTCACGATTGGATGGGATACGAAAGGGTACACACTGACGAATCCTTTCCCTCTATCTTTATGGATAGACTGAGGGGTGGAGTGAAAGAGTATCTGAAAAGTCTTAGTATCAATCCAAGTAAATTGGATGTACAGTTGACTAAGTGTTTCTTCAATGTGACTGATAAGAATGCCATCAACCCACATGATCATATGGAGAATCATATATCATTTACATATTATCCCCATGTGGCAAGGGGTAAGGAAAGAAGTATTGTGTTTCACAATGAGATACACGGTAATGAACCTTACCAACATTTCTTTATGAATCATTGTAAAGAATGGACACAGAACAACTGTATCAATGAGGGGTTTCCTATATCCGAGGGTGTGATGTATGTGTTTCCCTCGAAGATGAAGCATGACATTGAGGTAAAACGAGGTGATGGTAAGAGTGAGGTCAAGGGATTTCGAGATGTTGCTTCTCTGAACAACAGTCGTTTTTGTGTTGCAGGAGATTTGTTGTTCACCCGAAAAGAGGGTGTCGAAGAATATAGCAGGGTATTATCTAGTCCTAAAAACTGGACTACGATATAATAAGTCTATATAGTTTACTAACTACGGAGTGAGTATGAGAATATTAATCACAGGAGCGGCAGGGTTTATTGGGTCGCATCTTGCAGATAGTTTGTTAGAAGATGGTTTTGAAGTGTTTGGACTAGACAACTTCAACGACTACTATGACCCTCATCTGAAATATGACAGAGTCGAGTACTTTGGTCACGAAGTCTATAATTGTGATCTCAAGAACTTTGATGACCTAGATGTCATGTTCGGTAAGATAGAACCAGATGTGGTTATCCATCTCGCTGCTCGTGCAGGGGTTAGGGATTCCTATGGTAAAGAGAATCTCTATCACCAAGACAACATTGTTGCTACACAGAATCTTATTCAAGTATGTAAGATGTATAATGTGTTGAAGGTTGTCTATGCATCTACCAGTTCGGTCTATGGTGGCACACCTATTCCACCTACTGGATGGGTAGAGCACGAGGTTACTGGTCATCAGTTGAACCCCTATGCATATACCAAGTACTGCAACGAATGTCAGTTCAAGATCAGTGGACTCAACAATGTTGGTCTACGATTCTTCACAGTATATGGGCCTTGGGGTAGACCAGACATGGCACTGTATCAGTTCACCGATGCAATCTGCCATGACGAACCTATCCAAGCATTTAACTATGGCAACATGAAACGAGACTTCACCTATATTGGTGACATCGTTGAAGGAATCAAGATAGCACTGTTTGCTGATCTGCCTACCAATGAGATTTACAATATAGGTAGAGGTAAGCAAGTAGACCTCATGCATTTTATTTCACGCATAGGTAAGGAAGTTGGAAAGGAACCAGAAGTTATTCTGGCACCTAGACATCCTGCTGATACTCTAGAGACTTGGAGTAACACAGGTAAATTGAGAGAATTGGGGTATAAACCCAAAGTGAATATCGAACAGGGTGTGGAAGCATTTGTTCGATGGTTTAAAGAGTATTACGGATACAAAGGATAAAATATGAATGAAGAAGAGATGATGGAAGATAATGATTACCCACTTCTTGATGCGGATGGTAACCCACCCAAATTGAGAATCGGTATTGTTGGACATGGATTTGTTGGGGGTGCGGTGGACTACGCATTTACTCACCGAGACATTGAGAAGTTTTATGTTGACCCAAAACATAATACCACTATTGATGATCTATTGGATTGGAAACCAAATGTCACATTTATTTGTGCTCCGACTCCAATGTCAGAAAGTGGATTTGTGGATGCGTCTATTGTAGAAGATGCTGTATTGAAACTCTTGGAACATACTGAGGGTGGTGTTGTTGTCAAATCAACAATTACACCAGATATTGTGGATCGTCTGTATTCGTCTGTGTTTGAAGATGACATCAAACGATTGACTATCAACCCTGAGTTTCTGACTGAGTCCAATGCCAAAGAGCAGTTTGTGATGGCACCTTATCATGTGATTGGTGGTCATCCAGATGCGTGTCAAGGTCTTGCACAACTCTATGAAATATACAGTCTGTGTGTTGCCACTGAATTTATATTCACCAGTGGTGTTGAGGCGGCATTCGTGAAGTATGGGGTGAACTCATTCCTTGCAACCAAGGTAACATTCTTCAATCAATTCTTTGATTCGATTGAGAAGTTTGGGTGTAACTATCCGACTATTATGAATGCAGTTGGTAGGGATAAACGAATCGGCATGGGTCATACTCGTGTACCGGGATATGATGGTAAACGAGGATTCGGTGGTGCGTGTTTCCCCAAAGATTGTAAGGCATTTACTTTATTCGATGAGGACTTGACTTTAATTGATAAGTGTGTTAATATAAACAACAATTATCGCAAACAATATGAACTAGATAAACGTGAGGAAGAAAATAATGTCAAGTATGATGGACAAACTAAAGAAGAACAGCAAGATCAAGACAACGGAAGTACTGTCTGATAGCAAGTTCTTTACTGAAAAAGATATGGTGCCAACCGATGTTCCGATGGTGAATGTCGCATTGGCAGGAAGTACTGACGGTGGTGTCACACCGGGATTAACAGTCCTAGCAGGGCCGAGTAAGCACTTCAAGACTTCATTTGCATTGCTAATGGCAGGTGCATATTTGAAGTCTAAGAAGGATGCTGTTATGCTCTTTTATGATAGTGAGTTTGGTAGTCCCCAATCTTACTTTGAGCAGTTCGGTATTGACACTGGCAGGGTGTTACATACACCCATCACCAATGTCGAGGAGTTGAAGTTCGATCTCATTTCGCAACTTGAGCAACTTGATAGAAAAGATGATGTTATAGTCGTTATCGATTCAATTGGTAATCTCGCATCCAAGAAAGAGTTAGAGGATGCAATTAATGAGAAATCGGTGGCAGATATGTCTCGTGCCAAAGCATTAAAAGGTCTGTTCAGAATGTGTACTCCGTATCTGACTATGAAGAACATTCCAATGCTTGCCGTCAACCACACATATAAGGAAATCGGACTATTTCCAAAAGACATCGTAGGTGGTGGTACTGGTATTTACTACAGTGCTGACAACATCTGGATTCTGGGTCGTAGACAGAACAAAACTGGTACAGAGGTAACAGGTTATGATTTCGTCATTAATGTTGAGAAGTCGAGATATGTTAAAGAGAAGTCTAAGATACCTATCTCTGTTTCTTGGGAAGGTGGTGTTGAACGTAATAGTGGTCTGTTGGATGTTGCTCTTGCTGGCGGTTATGTTGCTAAACCTTCTAATGGATGGTATTGCCGAGTTGATCGAAATACTGGAGAGATGGTAGAGGGTAAGGTTCGAGAGAAAGAAACTCTGAAAGATGAGTTCTGGGAACCTATCTGGAATGGTACGGACTTCAAAGACTTCCTACAGAACCAGTACTCCATTACTAAAAAGTCACTTGTTTCTATGGATGATATTGTAAATGAGTAATGACATAGAAACCAAGTTGAGTGAAGATGTACACTTTGAGATTATTCCATCCGAAGATAAACACGGATGGAATATCCGAATCCTCGAAGAGTTTCCCGAAACTGTTATTGCCTATGATGTGATTGAGGTGGTGGAGGACAAAGACCAACTCAGTTTTAACTTCACAATTGTTTCTTCTCCAGATGGAGATTTATCAGTAAATGACTTGACATTACAGGAGTACTCTGGTAGAATACTCTCTAGTTTACTGGAAATTGCTATTGCCGATGGTACTCTTGTCGCACAGGATAAAAAGACTGGAGAGATAATGGCAACTGACGAAATACATGAGGAATTGGAGTTATATAATGAAGAATATCAATCTGGAACAGACGATTCTGAGGAATCTGCTAACCAATGACCCCTATATGCGGAAGGTGGGTGCATTCCTATCTCCCGACTATTTCCAAGGAGTCTACAAGGGTCTGTTCAAAGAAGTAACAAAGTTTGTTGCCAAGTACAACAAACTACCCTCCCTCGAAGCATTCAAGATCGAGATCGATGAGAACAACTCTATGGGGGAAGAAGATTATCGTGGGGCAAATGAACTGCTCCACGATCTCTTCCAACCCGAACCAGAGAACCTTGATTGGTTGATTGAACGCACCGAGAAGTGGTGTCAAGACCGTGCAGTGTTCAATGCGGTGATGGAGTCTATCTCTATCATTGATGGCAAACACGCAACCCTACAAAAGAACGCAATACCCGATGTCTTATCCAAGGCATTGGGTGTTACCTTTGACACTAACATTGGTCACGACTATCTGGAGAATGTGGATGGTCGATATGAGTTCTATCACGAACAAGAAGAACGCATACCATTTGACCTTGATCTATTCAATCAGATCACCAAGGGTGGTCTACCTAACAAGACACTGAATATTGCACTGGCAGGAACAGGTGTTGGTAAATCATTGTTTATGTGTCACTGTGCCGCCTCTGGTCTGGCACAGGGTAGGAATGTATTGTACATTACTATGGAGATGGCAGAAGAAAGAATCGCAGAACGCATCGATGCTAATCTATTGAACATACCGATTGATCAGTTGGAGAATCTATCTAAGGATATGTTCACCGACAAGGTAGGTCAGATCGCCGCAAAGACCCAAGGTAAACTGATCATCAAGGAGTATCCGACTGGACAGGCAAACACCAGTCACTTCCGTGCACTGTTGAATGAGATGAAGTTGAAAAAGAACTTTGTGCCAGAGGTCATCTTTGTTGATTACCTAAACATCTGTGCCTCGTCTCGTATGAAAGGTATGGGTGGTGCAATCAACTCTTATTCTTATATCAAGTCTATCGCAGAAGAACTGCGTGGTTTGGCAGTGGAGTTCAATGTACCTATTATGTCTGCGACACAGACTACCCGATCTGGTTACAGTAATGATGATGTTGGTCTGGAAGATACTTCTGAATCGTTTGGTCTCCCTGCTACGGCAGACTTGATGTTCGCATTGATCAGTAATGAGGAACTAAACAATCTAGGTAAGATCATGGTCAAGCAGTTGAAGAACCGTTACAATGATCCGACTCGACACAATCGATTCACTGTCAAGGTTGATCGTAGTAAGATGCGACTGACCGATGATGATGATGAAGAGATGATACCAAACGATCAAGACAAGGGATGGGATGACAAACCAGTCTTTGATAACAGTTCGTCTGGTCAGAGAATGAAAGCAGAAAACTTCAAGAACTTTAAACTATAGGATACAGTAGATGGATATACATTGGGGATGGCCTGTCCTTACAACTGCACTAATGTTTGCTTCTTTCTGGTACGGAAAGATTGTTGGATTTGTGCATGGTGAAGATGAAGGTCGAGACGATGGAATAGAACTCGGAAGTAAGGCAACTGCGAGAGTAGTAATGCAGTACATGAGGGAGAAGTATGAGTTGACGATTAGTGATCCTGAAATTGAAGAAGTTGTTGATGGTATAAGTATAACACACCATGAGGTAAATGAATATGAGTAAAATAGTTGATATGTATCGTAGTGTAATGGACTTGAGGTTTAACCCACTGAGGTTTATTCCTGATCCTGTCCTACAGGGTTATCTGTTGATGGCACTGTTCGTGATGTGGTCTGCCTTTTTTGGGTTGATTGCCATCTATTATATGGGTTGGGTTGGATATAGTATCCCTGTATCAATCGGTGTTCATCTGTCACTGATCGTACCCACGATTATAACCAATGCGGTATTCCTAGATGCGGAGAGAACAAACAAATGAGTAAAGTAAGTCTAGTTGCACTAAGTCAACCAAGTGCAATCACAGATTGTAACACAGCAGGAGAACTGGTCGCATATACAGCACGAGTGAGTAACCCTGCTAATCAAAACAATACCAAGACTGCATCCAAACTCTTGGGTTATCTGATCAAAGAAGATCACTGGTCTCCCTTTGAGATGGTGCATATGACTATGGAGATTATCACAACTCGTGATATTGCGAGACAGATCATTCGTCATAGGTCGTTTGCATTCCAAGAGTTCTCTCAACGATATGCCGAACAGACTAACTTTGAGACTCGTGAGTGCAGACTACAGGATGAGAAGAACCGACAGAACTCAGTCGATACCGATGATCGTGTACTCAAAGAGTGGTGGTCTATGGAACAGGCAAA